ACAATAACGCAAAGTACTTAGATAGTATAGTTGAGACAGCTGTAGATTGGTTCCTGCCCTATGCTCACATCATTAAGCTCGTAGGTTATGGTAACCATGAGACAGCTATAATCAAATTTCAAGAAACTGATATACTTCAAAGATTTGTAGACCTACTCAACTATAAAGCAGGATCTAACATTCAGACAGGTGGCTATGGTGGGTGGTTAATAGTTAAGCAAAATTCAGGATGGGGATCTAAATACTCAACTAAGGTAAAGTACTTCCATGGATCCGGTGGTGGTGGTATAGTTACAAAGGGAGCTATTAATTTAACCAGGGCATTAGAGACTTATGAGAATTTTGATGTATTCACAATGGGCCATATCCACGAAAATAGCTGTAGAAATGATGTGAGGGATACTATAGAGCATCATAGTGTAGGAGGATATGTACTCAAACAAAAGCAGTTACACCTAATGCTTACAGGTACCTATAAAGAAGAGTATGGAGATGGTTCGCAAGGGTGGCACGTTGAACGTGGAGCTCCCATTAAGCCATTAGGAGGTAGGATATTAACCATAAAATTATTGAGGGCCACTACAGGAGATAGAGCAGTGACAAAATATATTGATAGTCATAAGTTTAATATGTAATTTTTTACATATATTTGCACCAGGTCTCGTATTAGAGACTCATAGCCCCCTATATCTTTGGTTAGTTTGGTAGGGGGTTATTTTTTTGCCAAGATTTGTGACGGTTATAGCCAACATAATAGCTAGAATGATGGCATAATGTATAATATAGCTAACATATTACCCTTACTCCTTATTTAGAATGATTATTGATAACGTATAATTGTAAACAATTCATTGTAAGTACGTATATTTGTCCATAACCAATTAAAACTAACCAATGACAACAGAACAAATGAAAGCTACTATCCTCCTCTATTCAATAGAGTTGAGAGATGAGTACAATGAGATGGTCGGAGCATTCGGACATACAGATCCTGCAGCTCAGAGACTACAAACTAAGTACGCAACACTTTTAGTATTAATTGAAAAATTAGGCTTAGATGAGAATTATTGATTTTATCCAGGGCTTAGCAGCCTTGACACTCTTTTTAGTAGCAATCTATTTATCTTGTGCACTATGAACTATGAACTTGATTACTTGAAAAAAGGCTACATCAATGTATGGTGGGCCTCTGAAGATGGAGGTATTATTTACACTGCTGAGTTTAGATGCTACTTTGTTGAGGATGGCATTTACGAGGCACTGCTAGTAGACAGTTACCAAAGAGGTAAAAATTACATCATCTTCACACCCTTGACTAGCAGAGAGCTAGAAGAGACAACCCTACTTGTAGAAGAGTGGGCTTACAATAACCCTGAATGTATCTAAAATGGAAACTAACGAAAACACATTTATACCTACCACTTTTAGCCTTAAGCGAAAGATGCAATGGTGGAGAGAGCAGAGCTGTGATGGTGACAAAGGTGGCAGCTTCAACCTGGAGCTATACCTAGACTATTTAAGTGAGCAAGACTTTAACGAAATAAAACAAGAGAAATGAAACGCTATAAAATAACCTATAACTATTTTGAGAGTGGTAAAAAGATGATAGGCACCAGGATCTTAGAGGCCTTAGACAAAGAGCACGCTTTACAACTAATGGCCATGTGGCCTAGATTAATACTTAAAGTTGAGACCTTATGAAAAAATATAGAGTATGGCTAGAAGATAGCGTAGAGCCTGAAGGTGGCTCATGGTGGCAGTGCTACCTAGGTACTGATGGTAAACTGCATGATTACATCTATACAGATGAGCACTCAGATACACTACAGTGGTATATTGATCATGGCTATAAAGTAGAAGAGGTAAAATGAATATCACAGCAGAAGTAGTGAAACGCTACCCATTTGAAAGCACAGCTGCAATAGCTAAGGATCTAGGAGTAAGCTTAAGTAAGGTGTATAATAGAGCCTGGAGCTTAGGTATTAAAAAGGATCCTGTATATCTTAGGAGCACTCAATATCCTAAAGGTTATTTAGGTAGTAAGGCTAGCCAATTTAAGCCAGGGCACATACCTAAAAATAAAGGTGTAAAGATGCCTGCTGAGCTATACAATATGGTTAAACCTACTATGTTTAAGAAAGGCAATAAGCCTCATAACACTAAGCCTAATGGCACCATCAATGTAAGAGCTGATAGCTCAGGTAGACTATACCAATATATCAAAATTAAAGATTGTCACTGGGAACTACTGCAGAGGCACGTGTGGACCAAAGCAAATGGTGAGATACCTAAAGGACATGTAATTATATTTTTAGATGGTAACTATTTGAACTGTGAGCTTACAAATCTGCAAGTAATAAGTAGAAAGGAAAATATGGCTCGTAATACTATACAAAGATATCCTGCTGAGCTACAGGAAGTAATGAAATTAACCAGTAAACTAAAACGTAAAACAAATGGCAAACAACAAACTAAGTGATCTAAGAGATCACATCTTCATGGCACTAGAAAGATTAGCTGATGAGGACATGAGTAATGAGAAAGTAAATCAGGAAGTAGAAAAAGCTAAAGCAATAGCTCAGCTGAGTGCTACTATCATAGCGAGTGCAAAGGTAGAGATAGACTATATCAATGCAGTGGGATTAGTAGACAGTCAAAGTGAGCTGTTCAAATCAGTTAATCCTAAACTACTAACATGACTAGATTAGAAGAGGTCCAGGCTATCATAGATAAGTATGATCTAAAACAAAAGAGCAGGTATATGTATGTACTTTACAAGAGGTATTACCTGTACAAAGTGCTCAAAAGGGATGGAATGACACTATCACAAATTGGTAGGCTATTCAACCAAACACATGCAACTGTCATAAATGGGATAGCAAAGCATGACACGTACTCTAAGTACAAAGACAGTGCTTATATGATGCATACTATTGAATTAAGGGAGAAGTTTGTGCTACCTCAGTACTACAAACCATTAAAGCAGAGGGTGTTAGAATGTGTTAGCCTGGAGAAATTAGAGAAACTTAAAGAGCAGATCAGATGCAATTACTACTAACTAATGACGCTATGACACATTCTCTTATTAGCAGTCGCTGTAACTTTTTGCATTTTTCAAATAATTTTTTTTATTTTATTTTGCGTCATTTGCGTCATAAAGCTCTAATAGTCAATAGCAGTATACTTATTAGCTATGACAAGTGCTTAAAATTTGCGTCATTTTGCGTCATAGTGTTGTCATATAGAATTAATGATTATATTTACACCCCAACTAACTAACCATGAAGATATCTGTATTCAAGTCCTTATTCAATTCTAAAGAAACTCCCTACACTCAGGATGTAGTAGATGTTTACAATAGAATAAAAGAAGGCTACCCTGAGCTTATTGATAAGATCACTGCTCTTAGAGCTATGGAGGATGATAATCCTGCCTACAGCAGCCTAAAAAACAGCCTTAGAGCTATTATGTTTAATGGTACGTTTAATGAACGAAATGATAATGGCCTTATTGAGCACTCAGGGCTTTGTATCTTAGACTTTGATGATTATCCTAGCAGTAAGGTAATGAAAGCTGAGAAAGTTCGGCTAATGGCTTGTATCAATGTCTTTATGATATTTGTATCACCATCAGGCAAAGGGCTTAAATGCGTGATAAAGATACCACCATCTGATAAATTCACACATAAAAGAAGATTTAAGGCATTTGAGGAGTACATAGATAGTGACTACTTTGATACTTCTAGCTGTAATGTTAGTAGGGTGTGCTTTGAGTCTTATGATCCTACAGCCTATATCAATTTAGATGCTGAGGTATTTAATCTTATAGAAGAGGAGAAAGGGCATAGCTCTTTTGATAAGGTGCCAGTGCTACCAATGACTAATGAGGCTAATATCATTGATAATATCATGAAGTTTAATCATGGTGATTTGTCTAATGGTAGAAATAATTGGGTGTTTAAGGTGGCTTGCTGTTTTTGTGAGTATGGTATTAGTGAAAATACTGCTAAGCTTTACCTGCATCAATATAGTGATAAAGGCTTTTCTCAAATAGAAATTAATACCTGTGTAGGATCTGCTTACAAAAGAAGTGATAGAGGCACTAAGTACTTTGAAGATTTTGAAACTATAATAAAGGTAAAGTCAAAACTAAAGGAGGGTATCTCCCCTGGTGATATATCTAAGCAGTTAAACATTAAGCCTGATGTGGTTAAGGATGTAAAAAAAGATGTAGCTAATAGTGAGGATGTATTTTGGGCTATCAGTGATAAGAAAGCTGTTAGTGTAGATCCTATGAAGTATCGTGACTTCTTATACAAGTATGGCTTCAATAAGTATTATCCTGAGAGATCAGAGAAACCTACTTTTGTAAGGGTGATAGAAAACAAAGTTAATCTATCCTCAGTGGACCAGGTTAAAGATTTTGTCTTAGCTTATCTTATGAAGCAGAAACAGGTGGAAGTATGGAACTACTGTAGCAAATCACCCTACCTCTTTACAGATGGTCACTTATCTATGCTAGAGCCTATAGGTTTAATGATGCTGCAGGATACTAAAGATGTAAGCTTCATACCTTACAGAAATGGAGTAGTTAAGATTACAAAAGATAAGATAGATATTGTGCCATACATTGATATAGATGGGTACATTTGGGATAGGCAAATCATTGATAGAGATTACAAACCTACTAAGACCATACAAAATGATTTCAAGAGCTTTGTAAGCAAAGTATCTGCAGATGATGAGCAGAGGATAAATGCCTTAGAGACTACCCTAGGATATCTACTTCATACCTATAAAGATAAAACAGATCAAAAAGCAATTATTTTCAATGATCAAGAGATAGATGATAATCCTAATGGTGGAAGTGGTAAGAGCTTAGTACTTACAGCTATCGGTAAGATTAGAAATATAGTTAAGATAGATGGTAAAGCATTCAACCCTCAGAAGAGTGATTTTGTTTATCAGAGGGTGAACTTAGATAGTCAGATCCTGGCCTTTGATGATGTTAAAAAGAACTTTGACTTTGAGCAGCTCTTCTCACTGATCTCAGAAGGGATAACAGTAAACAGAAAGAATAAGGATGAGATCTTTATCCCATTTGAAAGGAGCCCTAAGATTGTGATAACTACCAACTATGTGATAAGTGGTGCAGGTGGTAGCCATGACAGGAGAAGGCATGAGATAGAGTTTAATCAGTACTTTAATGCTCAACGTAACCCATTAGATGAGTACGGTAGGTTATTGTTTGACAGCTGGACTGTGGTAGATTGGTTAATCTTTGATAACTACATGATCAGTAACCTGCAGAAATTCTTAGCAATGGGATTAGTTAAAACAAAAGCTATCAATGCTAATGATAAGAGGTTTATCTCAGCTACTAATAAGGAGTTTTACGACTATGCAATAGAGGGTAATATCACAATGGATACACTGCACTATAATAACGTATCTATTCAGGACTTCCAAACATATACAGGAGGATGGCATGATTTGAATGCTCAGAGGTATCTTAAGATGGTTAATGAGTACTGCAAGTTTAAGGGGTATCACTTTGACAAGGGGAGGAGTGCAGTAGGTAGATGGTTTAAAATTAGTAAGTTATGATACAGATTGGAGATACAATACATGATATTGAGGATGGTGACTGTTATTTTGAAGGTATAGTTTCTGAATTGATTAATGATAAAGTAACAAAATACATACTAACTAAAATAATTTGGAGTGGAGAGATTGATAATGATGATGAGAGATTAAATACAGAAATAGATACACAATGGTGGTATATTAATAAAATTTAACTATGAACAAACAAAACAAACAGAGACTGCATGAGCTCGAGGAGAGGTACATGAGCTACAGGTACCCATCAGCACCAGGGCACATCATCCCTTTCACTAAGTACTCAGATGCTACAGCTAATGGGCTCACTAGATGTATTACTGACTTTCTTAACCACTCTAAGCACCAAGCTGAGAGGATTAATACAATGGGTGTATTTAGGCAAAGCTATAGAACCGATGGCACTAAGACTGCAGGGCAGTGGACCAAGGGCACAGGCACCCCAGGATCTGCAGATATCTCTGCTACTATTTATGGTAGATCTGTAAAGATAGAAGTGAAGATAGGTAAGGATAAGCAGTCAGTGGTGCAGAAGCAATATCAGTTAATGATAGAAGCTGCAGGAGGTATCTATATAATCTCTAAGACCTTTGATGATTTTATTGAGTGGTATGATATCTTTAGCCAAAACTACCAAAATTAACCACCTTTGGCGAAGTATAAATATGCAGTAAGTATGAAATATAAGTACTAATCTTAATTAAAAACTATAACCAATGAAAGCAAAACTAGAATTTTACCTACCTGAGGATCAGGATGAGTTTGGATATGCAACTATGGGCTTTAACTATTACATGGCACTTATGGAGATGGATCAGTGGCTAATATCTGAGTATAAGTACAACGGTAAGGAGGAGATGTATGAGGTAAGGGAGAAGCTCCGAGAAATAATTTTAGAAAATAATGTTAAAATAGAATAATAAGTAGTATATTTGTAAACAATTAATAAACTAACCAATGGAACCAAAAACAACTAAGGCTGTAAAGCCTCAGGAGGTTGAGCAGCAGCCTGCTCCCTTCTATGTTCGCCTTCACAAGGCAAAGCAACTAATCGGTAAAGTACATAAGAATGCTACTAACCCCCATTTTAAGAAGTCTTATGCAGATATCAATAGTATCCTAGAAACTGTTGAGCCTATCTTATTACAGCATGATCTGTTATTACTACAGCCTATAGATGGTGGTAGTGTTTGTACTCAGCTTGTTTGTATATACACTGGCTTTTCTATCAGTAGCTGTATGGCACTGGACTTAAACCTAGATGCCCAGAAGCAGGGCTCACAAATTAGCTACTTCAGAAGGTACACCATCCAAAGCCTGCTAACTTTGCAAGCAACTGATGATGATGGGCACGTAGCTACAACTGCTAAGCCTAAGATAGATGCTAAGAGATTTGCTGAGGCTGTTAAGGCTATAGCTGATGGTAAGTTTACTGTAGAGAAATTAAAGGATAGCTTTGACTTGAATGATACTCAGATTAATTCACTGTTGCTAATCCCTATGATATGAAAATTAGATGCTCAGCAATAGGTAAGATAATGACCTCTTCTAAAACTAAAGGGGAGGTACTATCACAAACTACTAAGACGTATATCCAGGGCTTAGCCCTGGCACACGTTTATGGTATCAGAAAGGAGTTCACTAGTAAGTATACTGATAAGGGCAATGAGTGCGAGGATATGTGCCTCAGCTTTGTAATGGAGCAGATTGATAAAGGCTTTATCTTTAAGAATGAAGAGCACTTCACAAATGATTGGCTTACAGGTACTCCTGATGTAGTTACTGATCAGGTGCTAGTAGATGTAAAGAACTCATGGAGTGGCAGCACGTTCCCCTGGTTTGATACTGAGTGCCCTAACAAAGAGTACTACTATCAGCTTCAAGGGTATATGTGGCTAACTGATAAACAAGAGGCCTTGTTATGCTACTGCCTAACCAATACACCACATGCCATTGTTGAGCAGGAGGTAAAGAGTGCTCACTACAAGTTAGGCCTAATGGAGGAGAGCCTGGACTTAAGAGACCAGGTGCAGAAACAACACAGCTTCGACCATATTCCTGATGCTAAGAGAGTAAAGACTTTTGTAATCCAAAGGGATGAGGAGGTGATAGAGCAGATTAAATTAAGAGTAGAACAATGTAGAGAATATTTTAACGAACTAATAAAACAATTATGAGATCTAGAGAAGAGTTTTACGAAGATGCACTAATTTGTGCTATGCAAGGCCTTATTAGTAAGGTCATAGAGTACTCACCTAAAAGGGTAGCAGTGCTAGCAAAAGAATACGCAGAAGAGCTTACACTTAAAGTATACGGTGAAGAGCTGCCTATCATCAAAGAGAGGAGGTTATGATCATCCTACTAACAATATTACTAACCCCTGCTGTGGTGTGGGGGTGGTGGTGCACAATCGCATATTTATTAACAATTTTTAACAATGATTAACAATGGAAACTAAGAACAACACAGGTGCTATCTTCAAAAATGATAAGAAGACAAGCGAAACTCATCCTGACTACAAAGGGAAGGTAAATGTAAACGGTGCTGACATGGAGGTGGCACTATGGTTAAAAGAAAGTAAAGCAGGTACAAAGTACTTTAGTGCTACATTTCAAGAGCCTTATGTGAAACCTGAAGCTAGAGTAGTAACTGATGAGCAGGATGATGATTTGCCATTCTAAATAATATTACTATATTTGGGCCATGATATTACTAGCCCTTATACCATTAGCTTGGTGGTTTGTTACTTTTGAGCCACTGCAAGCAACTTTTAATTACTTATTTAAGTATAACACCAGGTTACCATTAGCCATACATATACACTCTGCATTAGGATGTATTAAATGTGTGGCTTTTTGGCTTACTATATTTTGTACCTTTGATTTTATTTTAGCATGTCAGGCTGCACTGCTTGCTTATATACTAGATGAATGTTTACAGAAGCTGAGATAGAACTAATTGATAATATAGCTAAGATGCCTGATAGTGAAAGGTATACTAAGTATAGCTGTATTAAATTGTATAAGATTAAAGAGAAGTACGAAGGTAGACAGCCTAGAGAATGCTTCTGTGCATCAGTTAGGAGGAGGATATGGTCCAAGGACTTTGAAACGTGGTATGAAAAGAGCCTTAGACAAGTACATTAGCAGCAACTATGCTGAGGTGAGGGCATACACTTCATACTTCCTATCTAAGATGGGGAGCTACATCGACGCTGATACAGTCATAAACAATTCATACTTACACGTAGTTAATATAGATGGTGATCCTGACAAGGTGAAAGGTTATTTACTCAATACAATTAAGTATCAGATCCTATGGTCCACATCAAAGAGCCACCGAGATGATAAGATAACAGCCATTGAGCACCCAAACACTGAACCTGTAGATGATGATGATCTGGTGCATAAGCTGAGGGAGGATAGAGCCTACTCTTTTAACAAGGGATTAATAGAGATCTATCGTAATGAGATAACAGATAAGATACAGCTGATAGTGTTTGAAGCTTACATTGATAAGGGATATATTACCTCAAGAGCTATGGCTATTTATTTCGGTATTACTCATACTTCTGCTTACTACCTGATAAAGGAATTAAAACAAAATATAAACAAATTACAATATAGGTATGAAACCGAGCCAAGTTATTAGTATCTTTAGCCTGTTAATAGCTCTGAGCTGTGGACTTGCTTTGTTTTGTTTAGACTATGAGTGGGCCAGTAGAGCTGCAGGATTATGGATAGCATTTTATTACACTTTTTTAAT